GCCAAACTCCTCGTACATCTCCGGCGAGATTTCTTTTAGTTCCGCCATGCTTACGTTGTAATTCTTAATAGGCTCTTGCAAGCGCAGATAATCCTGATAGGTCAGGTCTTCTTTGTTCTGCAGCTCTTCCATCGCCGTGTTATATTCATTTCCGGCTAAGAGCAGGTTGTTCATTGTGTTTGGCAACCGCTGCTTGTACAGCGTTGTATCGCGCGTGTAGAGCGGTTCCTGGTTCGGAGCTGTTCCAGGCGGCGATTGCATGAATTGCATCGCATAATAGTCCTGGCTTCCAAATGGGAGCGGCTTCCACCTCACGTAGTCTGTACTCCCGCCATTGTAGGCTTTGAGTTCGCTGTACAGCGCGTTCAGGCTGTCTTTATCAAGCCATTCGGGGGGTTCATAATCGTCCGGCTGCAAGTCCAGAAAGTCTTTCCACATGCCGACTTTGTGTGGGTCTTCCCAATAATTCTGCTGTTTCAGGCTATTGTTACGCACAGCCCACGGCATATCCAAAGTGCCGAGACGCGCGGCGGCTTCCGGCTTCCAATAAACCTTATTGGGATCAGCCGAGCGCATTGACCAGGTTCGGTTATATCCGCGCGGAACATAATCAAAATTAGGGCGACCCTGATTTCCTTCAGCGTTCCACTTGTTTTGCAGCCAGCGCGTCCTCTGGAGCATGTAGGCGCTGCGGCTCATACCGCTCGCGCGGTACCTTTCCTGTGCTTCCTGTGATGGGTCGAAGTCAGTCACTTGCACCTCTTAGGTTATGTTCCATTGAAGCAGGGATGTGTACCACTGGTTCCTGCGCACCGATTCTCCGTAGATGCCTGGTGAGGATGAGTAATCCCCGCCGCCTCCGCCCCAACCGCCATAGTCTTGCTCCTCCTTGTTGAAGGCGCTGGTTGCATAGGGACTTCCGCCTATCTCATAAGGGTCGCCAGCCCACGGGTCGCGGTATGGCGGGTTGAGGCTGCTGTAGCGCGGGGTCAAGCCCATTGCGGCTACCGACTGGTCAAACATCGTTTGGTCTTTGAATGGGTACATTTGTCCCATCTGAAGTGCGGTTCTGGCGGGTCCGGCAAAGCGCCGATTGGAAAGCATGTTCGTCCAAAAGAAAGAAGCTGGGTTAGCGCTGCGGTATCCGGAAGTAAAACCGATTTGGGGTAATTTGTTTTGCGGATAATATGTGGTCGTTGCTTTCGGCGTGTAACCATACATTTCAGGCGGAACGTCAACCTGTCCCTTTATGGGATTTCCCCAGAAATTTGTGGTCATGTTCCGCCGTTGTTCAGCAAGAATTTGCTGTCTTGTAATATATGGCTCCAATAAGGTTTTAGGATTTACCTGCGCCCTTGCCTGTCGTTCCGCCGCCAGACGTTGGGCTTCAATCCGCTGTTGTTCAATTCTCTGCTGGCGCAATTCGCGCTGTTCCCAGATGTCGTTATAGTTTCTTGCAGGAGTGGTGCGCTGCGGGGTTGGCGTGCGATAGTTCGGGCGATAGTTCGGGGGAACGTAATCGGGATTAACTTGACGTGGCATCTTGCTCTCCTTCCAGAAGTTCGCTCACGCGCGGGTCTGCGCGCGCCTGCGCTTCAAGCTGCGGGTTGCTTTTGATATAGGCACGCAGCAATTCATTCGCGGCTGCAATAGCAGGTTCGTTCCACTTTTCCATCAGTTCCTGAAGCTCGCCCATTGTCATTGCTTTGGCGAGCAAATACAGGTTGCTTGCATCGGCTATGGTAATCATAATACTTCACCTTCCTGCAGACCTTGCGGCTCTCCGGTTGCTGGGGTTGGCATCATGCCTGGTCTGGAAGCGGGGATTGCGCCGCGCCCCACGATAGGGGACATTCCGCCCATGCCCGCGTTGAATTGGTTGGCGGACGCGAGCCGCTGCCGCCTTTCCTCAACGGACATCACCTGTTGTCTGGCTGCCTGTTCCTGCTGCACCATTTGTCGCTGCTGCTGCATGCCAGCCTGCTGTGCCTGTGCCATTTGCTGGGCTTGCATCTGCTGCTGTTCCTGCATTTTCTGCATCATTTCCATTTCAACCTGTTTGCGAATTTCAGTTTCCATCGCTTTAGTGAAGTGTTCCTGAAGCATTTTGTTCACAAACTGTTCCTCAATGACCTTCTTGGTCATCTCGTTGGACTGACCGATGTTGAGGATATTTTCTCTAATCCACTCATCAGAAGCCAGCCCCTGCTGTTTGAGCATCGAAGCGATGTTAGCCTGCTGGAGCTTATCCTGCGGAAGTTCAGCATCAAGCTGAACGTCAATGACCAGGTTTTCTGGCAGGTCTTTTGGGTCAATGGTAAGCGTGCCGCCCTCGTAGAGAGCTGTCCGCACCGCGCGGTTGTCCTTAATCATATCGAACATCAGTTCTAATCCGCTGCCGATGCCCCAACCGCCGCACTTCTGGAATGATACGAGCGGTAATCTGCCGGACTGTGTGAGCAAGGCGATGGATGAGAACGCCATTCCAGACCCGCCGCCCTGTCCGAGAGCGGTCTTGTAAATAGTGCTTTCCTCAAACATACCTTTCACGACATCCAGCCCATAGAGCATATCCTTGTTCAGCACATCGCGCTGAAGGGGTGTAAATCTATCGCCAGGGTTGAGGTGGACGATACCACCGACATTGTCAAAGTCCACCTGGATTTGTGAATCCGGTTCAGAGCGTTCATGCACGAACATCGCGTTAGATGCAACCTGAAACAGGTTGGTATACATTGCGGTCAGTTCAAGGTTATAGCGTTCCCACAGTTCGCCCTTCCAAACAGAATAAAGGAGCGGCTGGTACTTATATTCTGGCTCGTCCTGAAGCAAAAAGCCTTCCGCACCCTGAACAACGATAGGAATACAGGGTAAATCGTGCTTTCCGTCATTCTCAAGCCCGATAATTGGCTCTGGCATATCGTCCAGCCAGGCAAAGTGGACATCCAGGTTCCAATAATCCTTGTAAGTGACGATGTCGCTGTCCCTTTTGTTGGAAAGCCCTTCAATTTCGCCAAACATAGCCTTAATTTGGGCATAAGTCATCTCTGTTTCGCGATAATAAGCCCGCAAGCCGAAGGAATCGAAGTCGGCGATGCCGCATTTGGGGTCAATCGGCTGAAAAATGTATGGCGTAGCGGCTGCGATGCGCTCATAACGGGTTTTTGCCGCCTTTGAGAGCCTTGATTTCCGTTTTGTGTGCATTTTCAGCAGGTCTTGCGTGTCCGTCAGGGCTAAATGAAACTGTCCATAGCGTAAAAGTGAGCCAACCAGGTCATAATGCACGGGTTTCTGGTTGATTCTGCCGCTTTGATACAGGACAGCCTTGCACATTTTCTCGATTGACTCTGAACTTTGGATTGAGACGGCATCATTCTTATCGTGCGGGACAGAAATGATAGGCTCGGAAGCGGTCAGCAGGCGCATTGCTCCCAGATATTGGTTGCGCGCTTCCGGTGATATTGTAATTTTCATGGTTGGGTCATTAGGCTTATCCACCCAGTCCATATTAATCATCTTGTCCATGGCGTTCTGCATTGTGCGCAGGGATGCGTTATCAATCCACAGTTCCGCCCCGTGTTGTTTAGCTTCACTAAATAAATTCATAAGCCACCTCCGGCTCAGATGTTGCGCAATGACAGGAAGGGAGACTTGTCATAGACAGGTCGCTCCGTTTTACGATAATCCCTGACGTTGGTTAGGAGATATTTTAGGCCGTCATACGCATGGTCCTCCATACTGCTATCCACGTCTTCGTGGTTGTGTTTGTCATACATTAACTGTGACAATTGTTTAGGGAGATTGTAGACCGTGTTAAAGATAAGCAGACCAGGCATCCCATCTTCCTGGTCGAGCAGAAGGCGGTCTACCTTTCGCTTTCCATCGAGGCGGTCGTTATTCCCCCGATGTAAATATACCCCGTTCTGCGCATAGACTTGCGCAGAGGAAGTGACGAACTCCTGGGTTTTGCGCGTCCACATGGCGGGGTCAGCGAAGCGGTAGGCTTTCATATCGAACTCATCTGAGACATCCAGGATACGGCGGGCTTGCTGCCTGTCGGTCAATTCGGTCTCATAAAGTTCCTTGTAGATAATGACGCGCCCGTTATCTGGGTTGCGCGCGCCGAACAGGGCGCAGAATGGGGCGCGGTAGCCGGAGTCAATGCCCATAAGGGGCTGCCAATAATCGGGTATATCAAAGGGTTCAATGACGTGCTTCTGTTTGTTAAAGGTTTTGAAAGCCAGCCCTTTGAAGACATCCCAGTCGCCCAGAAGCCAGGCGCGTTTGAGGTCTTCCGGCAGGGAGTTGAGCATCAGGTAGTAGGATGCATCCAGATGAGGGTTGTCGGTGGGGAGCGCGGGCACGAAGTTGAACTCGGAGCTTAGAGGCTCCAACTCTCGTGGGTAGATGTGATGAATAAAGTAATTCTTGACCCACTCGTTGCCAATGCCGTCGGGGTTGCTGCCCGCGATGAAGGCTGGTTTTTCCAGTCCTGGCCATCGCAAAGACCCAATAAGAATGTTGAACGTGTCCACGGTATGTTCAGTGAGTTCGTCGACACCAATGATGCCGAACTCGGCAGATTTATATTTTGTGGATTCGTCAAGGTTCCGAAGGGTCAGTGCGCCCCCACCGAACTTTTTGTCGAGATAAAACGCCAACCCAAGCGTCTTAGTCTCTTTGAGCGTTCCGAGCCAATTCGGAAACTCAGCGGATATTTTAGATATTTGGCGGTCTTTTAGCGCGTTATAAGTTCCGCAGAACAAACCGCCCACAATGCCAGGATGTCCCATTTTAGCCTGGTACATCAGCCATGCAAGCATGCCCCAGCGAAGCATTCTCGACTTACCCCCACCCCTTGCCCCGCCAAATAAGGTGAAGGTATGCTTGAACATCGACTTAAAAGCCTCATCCTGACGGGGCGTGAAGCCCATCAGATCATTCAGGGAGACGAAGCCCTCATTCTGTTTCGGGGTCGTCTGCGGGCTCTTCAAGTTGGACATCAATTATTTCCTTGTCAAAGATGATACCTTCCACGCCGCCAGCAAGCTCAACCGTAGTGACGGGCGGTTCGACATAGCGCAGAACACGGATGACGTGTTTTATCCACTCATCGCTATTAAACTTGAAACGCTTGCCAGGGACCGTATTGCCATCCTCATCGACCCTATCCGGCAGGCGCACTTCCCCTGTTGAGATAAGCTGCGCAAGCGCATTGGCAAGAATTTGTTTATGCTGCAAAGTTTTGGGCTGACGCTTGCCATCCAGCACATAAACCTGCCCGTCAAATTCCTCTTTGATGACACGCGCAAGGCTGTCCCTGACATATCCGCCAGGGTTGGCAGTGCTTCCTGGTAAGAAACGCCCCTTTGCATCGCGCATTATTTTCTGTTCACCCATATCCGCACCTCCACTGATATTTGGCTTAAGTATACCACACATTGTACAAACGTTGTAATACCGCTAATTCAGGTATTTATCAAAACTGCCTTATTTGTGGGTATTTGCATAGGGTATCGATACCATATGGATACCCTATCGATACCCTATGTATATGGTATGCATACCCTATGGATACCCTATCGGAAAGATAGAGATAAAGATAGAGATAAAGATAGAGAAAGAGATAGATGAAAAGATAAAGTTAAAAGCAGATGAAGATGAGAGAGGCAAAGAACATCGGTTCGCATCGGCCTGTGTCTACGCCCCAAAACTGGCTTAAATTCGTGTTTTGTACTTATTTGTATAAAGTTATAGCCTTACAGCATCAAATAAAAGAAAATGGCGGAAACTTTTTATTGTGGTGGGTTATGGCGTAAATTCAGAACTTAAATAT